CAATGCCTACCGCATTTGTTAGATCACCACCTGACTCAGAAACACTAGAATCACAAGCTGGAAATAAAAATAAAAATAAATTAAGTGATAAAAACACAGCTAATGATATTACTGGTGGAGATGAGTATGGATCAGGAATAATTTCCAAGCCTGCTGCTATGGTAGCGCATGCTGCGGGAAATTTAGGAGATATGCCAGCTATAGGGCCTTATGCTATAGCAACCCAGATGATTGCGAGTGGAATTGGACGTTTCGCTCAGATTTTTGGATATTCTAGGCCGAATGTCATTACTGATACAGTAATAATGAAACCTAGTCCTACTGGTAATCTAGCGAATATTGATGCTGCTGATGCGGCAATGAAATTGACGCTTGATAGCAAGTGTGAATTGACTATTGATTCGCGCACAGTTGGATTGGACGGTGCTGATCAGATGGGTATAAAGGATATTGTGATGAGAGAATCTTATTTGACTTCTTTTGATTGGGGTCCGGATTTAGGTCCAGATTCCTTTCTTTGGAATGCTCGTGTAACACCTATGCAATTTGCTCCGTTGGAAGATGAAATTCATCCTACACCGATGTCGCAAGTGGCTGAAATGTTTGAGTATTGGCAGGGAAGTATTAAGTTTAGATTTCAGATAATTAAATCAGATTTTCATAAGGGTCGACTTTTGATTAGGTTTGATCCTAATTCTAATCCCCTTGCTGTTGAATACAATACCGCTTTTTCGCGAGTAGTTGATATTGCAGAACAAGATGATTTTGAAATCGTTGTTGGATGGGGACAGGCTGAACCATGGTTGCAATGTGGTTCCATGACCGATATTGTTAATTTTGATGCTGCTTCTAGATTTTTAAAAGAACAGTTTTTGACAAATGGTGTATTGGATGTTGCTGTATTGAATGATTTAGTGTGTCCGTCAACCGATTCTCCCATAAGGGTCAATGTCTTTGTTTCTATGTGTGAAGATGCTAAATTTGCAGCTCCTACAAATAGGACGATGAATAATTTGCATATATTCAACAATCCTTTAGATACTAGACAAAGATTGAACTCTCAGTCTGGGATGGCTGATGCCACGGAGAATCCTGGTGCTATAACCGATAGGCCTTTAGGAGGCGATTCAGTTCAAACTATTGCTAATATGTGTGAGACCACGGATAATACTTATAAAGTATTTTACGGGGATCCTCCCACAAGTTTGCGAGAGTTAATGAAGAGATACGTCTTCACTAAACAGTGGGTACCTAATCCTGCAGCTCCAGGTACGTTAAGAGCTCAGGTATTATTAAATAAGGACGCTCCTTATTTTTCAGGTTACGATGATAATGGTATAGAAACTTCTATATTGTTTCCTTCTAATAAGGTTAATATTGTCAATACTGATTTTTCATCATGGTGGGTACCATGTTTTGCTGGTTATAGAGGCGCTCGGCGTAAGAAATATTTATTTTCTAATGGAGGAACGTCAAATCCAGTTGTTATTAGAGAATCTGATATAACATCTGGTAATGGAGCAGTAGTGAGTAACGAAATTGATTTTGTTACTGAATCCCCTGAAATTGTGTCGCGCTGGGCGACTACGAATTATAATAAGGATTCTGGAAATGGCGCTACTGCCACAAATCTAATGATTAACAATACTATTGAGGTAGAATTACCATACTACCGACCAGAGAGATTTACTTCTGGTAGAATTGTTAGTGCTCAGTCTATGAGATGTAATAGTCATAAGGTCACGGTGTCTTCAACGACTCCAGACCCTGCTACTATATTTAGTCAGACTTTGCAATTTAGTACCAATTTCCAACAATGGGACGCTGTAGGAGAAGATTTTTCATTATTCTTCTTTACTGGTTGCCCTATTTTGTACAATTATGTACTTAATGAAAACTCTTAGTTGAGTATAACTACTAATTTAATAGAGATTTTGTTCGTAAGATATCGAACTCTATTATCTTATTTTTAAGATATCGAATAGTAGGACCGAAAGCCGGTCTGAGAATCCAGTGGGTGGCCCACTGGTTCGGTGCTAGCGCATCGGGAGACGAATTCTACCTTATAGGTAGTAATCTGGAATTTTT